GCCCCGAGGCCGAGTTCGGGCTGAAGGACGATTCCACCTACAGCGCGCCCGGCCACTCGCCCACCAACTACCTCGAGCCGCAGATCGAAGGCGGCCAGCGCGGCCTCAAGGGCTTCGAGAAACTGCTCTCGCTCGCCGGCCATTTGCCTGCAGGGTGGAAGGTGGTGCCAGGCAGAGATGCGCGCCTGGATCAATACGGCAACGTCAGCCGCGGCCAGATCATCCAGATCCTGTCGCAGCTGCGCCTGACGCTCACCGCCGGCTACAGCCGCAACCAGCCCGTGCGCCAGCGGCAGCAGCGCGGCTCCGACGGCAAGCTGCTCCCGCTCACGAAAGAGCAGCGCGCCATCAACGCCCAACGCCTGCGCGCCCAAGCGCGCGCCGGGGGCCAATTCTTCGTCGTCAAGCCCGGCGAAAAGGGCGTCCTCAAGCAGCCCGGCATCTATCAGCGCCAGGTGCTCGGCAAGCGAACCGCCGGCCCCGCGCTGCGCCGGCCGCGCCCGGTTTTCATCTTCGTCTCCCGCGTCAGTTACCGCCGCCGGCTCGACTGGCAGGCGGTCGCCGATCGCGTCGTCGCCTCGCGGCTGGACATCAACGTCAACGCCGCGATCGACCACGCGATCGCGACCGCGAGGACCTGAACGCATGGCCACACTCGCCGAACTCGAGGCCCGCAAGGCCGCCTACCTCGCGGCCGAGCTGAAGATCCTGAACAGCCAGGATTACAGCGTCAGCGACGGCGTCATCAGCCGCCGCAACCGCCGCGCCGAGCTCGAACAGGTCCGCTTGGCCATCACCGATATCGATTCGCAGATCGCCGCGCTGCAGCCGGCCTCGGCGATGACCCGCCGCGTGTACCGCGGCGTGCCGGGCGCCTGAGCATGGCTGCCGACAACCGCCCCGGCTTCTTCGACCGCGCCTACGCGCGGCTCATGCCCGTGCGCGCGCAGCAGAGCGCCAAGGCCATGATGCAGCTCGCCGCGGCCAACGGCCTGCGCGACACGCTGCAGCAGATCGACGCCAACAGCGCTGCATCGGCCAGCATGGGCGGCTACGAAAGCACCCGCGACGAGAGCGGATGGCACCGCAACTGGAGCTACGGCGTGCGCGACGCCGCCGGCGACACGCTGCCGCAGGTGCGCCACCAGCGCGGCCAATGCCGCGACCTGGTGCGCAACAACGGCATCGCGGCCAGCGCGATCGAGAGCAACGTGCTGCGAGCCGTCGGCACCGGTCTCGCGCTCAGCGCCCAGCCCAACCGCTTCGTGCTCGGGTGGAGCGAAGAGCAGACGCTCGAGTGGCGCCTCAAGACTCAGTCCGAGTGGCGAATGTTCGCCGACACGGTCGAGTGCGACTACTACCGCACCAGCTGCTTCGACGACATCTGCGAGCTGGTCGCGCGCACGATGCTCGAGTCGGGCGACGGCTTCACGGTACTGCCCGACGGCAAGCCCACGCGCACGCAGCCGTACAAGCTGCGATTTCAGACGATAGAGGCCGATCGCGTCGGCAACCCGAACAACGAGGCCGACACCGCCACCATGGTCGGTGGCATCAGGTTCGTCGATGGCGTCCGCGAGGCCGCGTACGTGTACGACCAGCACCCCGGCACGATGCGCCTGGCCGCGAACGGCTCGCTGTACAAGGGGCAGTGGATCGAGATGGTCGGCAGGAGCGGCCGCCGCCGCATCCTGCAGCACTTCAAGATGCTGCGCCCCGAGCAGCCGCGCGGCGTGCCATATCTAGCGCCTGTCGTCTCGCTGTTCAAAACGCTCGCGATCTATACCGAGGCCGAGGTCAAGGCGGCCATTGTCAGCGCCTTCCACACCGTCTTCATCGAGAGCGAAGCCGGCACCGGCCCCGCGCCGGTGTACGGCCTGGGCAACCCGGCCGATGGCGGCGGCGCCGGTGGCGGCGCCAACCAGGACGAGATCGCGCTGGGCTACGGCAGCATCATCGGCCTGGCCAAGGGCGAGAAGGCCAACATTCCGCCGCCAGGCCGCCCGAATCCGCAGTTCGGCGCCTTCGTGGAGGCCGTGCTCGACCAGCTCGGCGCCGGCACCTTCATCGGCAGCGAAATGCTGATGAAGAAGTACAGCACCAGCTACGTCGCGGCGCGTGCGGCCTTCCTCGATGCGTACAAGCGCATCCTTGACGTGCGCACCCGCACCGTGCGCACGCTGTGCCAGCCCGGCTACGAGACCTGGCTGCCCGAAGCGGTGATCCTCGGCCGCGTCGCGGCGCCCGGCTTCTTCGAGGATCCGCTGCTGCGCTGGGCGTACACCCGTGCGGCCTGGAACGGCGACAGCCAGGGCAGCATCAACCCGAAGGACGAGGGCGCCGCCTACGCGGCGGCGGTCGAAGCACGCCTCATGACGCGCGAACGCGCCCAGTGGGAGCTGTTCGGCACGGACTGGCAGGAAACGTACGACACCATGAAGGCCGAGCACAACCGCCTCAAGGCCGACGACATGTTGCCCGTTCCGAAGGCCGGCGCGCCCAAGCCCAAGGAACCGCCGGCAGAACCGGAGACCGCCGCATGAACCTGCTCGACTTCCTCACCAGCCCCTGGGCCATCCTGCCCGAGAAGCTGATCGAGATGCAGGCGATCTATGCCACGCACCTGCGCGGCGACAAGATCGACCTCGAGGCTGTCGAAGCGCGGCTCGGCCGCACGCTGGCCAACGAGCAGCGGGCCTACGAAGTGGCCGACGGCGGTGTCGGTGTGCTCCAGGTGATGGGCGTCATGTCGCCACGCGCCAACATGCTGATGCAGATCTCCGGCGGCGTCTCGACGCAGATGCTCACCAGGCAGGTCGAGAGCATGCGCGACGACGCCCGTGTGCGCTCGGCACTGTTCGTGGCCGACACGCCGGGCGGCCACGTCCAGGGCGTGCCCGCGCTCACCAAGGCCATGCGCGAGTTGGCCGCCGTGAAGCCCACGGTCACCGTCGTCGAGGGCAAGCTGGCCTCGGCGGGCTACTGGGCGCTGAGTGCGTGCAACGCCCTCTTCATCGAAGGCGAGACCGAGCTGATCGGAAGCCTCGGGGTGGTCGCGCGTCTGGGCTGGGACCCGAAGAGCGACAACTCGATGACGCTCTATCGCGGCAAGTACAAGGTGGCGTCGGCGAATGGCGAACGCCCGTCGGCCGACATCATTGCACACGCTGAACAGCAGATCGACTACCTGTACCAGGTCCTGGTCGGAGCCGTCGCGGAAAACCGCGGCGTCGGCATCAAAGAAGTAATCGAGCACATGGCCGATGGCCGTGTGTTCACAGGCCAGCAGGCCATCGACGCGGGGCTCGTGGACGGTGTTTCCACGGCCGACGCGATGGTGGACCGCCTGGCCGCCAACCCCGATGAGTTCGCGCAGCGCCGTAAGGCGGTGTTCGCGCTCGGCGGGCTCCCCGAAGCGCATGAAGACGAGCCGGTGTCGCCCGTTGCCAATGCGTCCAACCCCACCAGTGAAGAAGGAACCGTCATGCCCCAAGCAGACAACAACACCGTCATCACGCGTGAGTCCCTGGAACGCGACCACGCGGCGCTCTTTGCGCAACTGCGTTCCGATTTCATGACAGCCGGCGCCAGCGCCGAGCGCGACCGCATCGCGGCCGTGCGCGCGCAAAGCCTGCCGGGCCACGAGGCGCTCGTCGAGAGCCTGGCCATGGACGGCAGGACCACCGGCCCCGAAGCCGCTGCGGCCGTGCTCGCAGCGCACCGCGTGATGCTCAACGCGGCTGCCGCAGCGCATGCCAACGACGCGCCGAATCCCGTGCCCACCGATGCCGGCGCCGGAGACGACAAGCCGGTCAGCAAGCAAGCGCAGGCCGATGAGGCGACCAAGTACGCCGCCGAGAAGGGCGTCAGCTTCGTCGCCGCGATGAAGGCCCTGGGCTTCGCCTCCTGACCCGAACACCTCCCACCACTTCGGAGAACCCCTCATGAACCACGCAGTTCTGACCCTCACGGTCACCGCCGCCGCCGCGCTGTCGGCCAACCGCGGCGTCACCGGCGCCGGCGCCGTGCCCGCGGCCGCCGCGCACGTCATCGGCTTCACCCGCACCAGCGCCGCAGCAGCCGGCGACCTGGTGCCAGTCGACGTGCTCGGCACCACCATCGCTGAAGCCGGCGCCGCCATCGCCGTCGGCGCCGCCGTCGAGGTCGACAACCTGGGCCGCGTGATCACGCTCGCGGCCGGCGTCCAGGTCGGGCGCATGGCGCCCGGCCAGATCGCCGCCGGCGCCGCCGGCGCGCTCGTCGAGATCGTGCTGATCCCGAGCTGAGCACCCACCCACCGAACACCTCTGGAGAAACCTCATGCCCCAAATGACGCCTTCGACCGCCCGGGTCATCGACCCGATCCTCACCGCGGTTGCCCGCGCGGTGGCCTTGCAGTCGGCCCCTGTCGCCGAGATCCTGTTTCCGCGCGTGCCGGTGGCCCAGCGCGGCGGCCGCATCATCAGCTTCACCAACGAGCATTTCAAGCTCTACAGCACCAGCCGCGCCCCCGGTGCCAATACCAAGCGCGTGCAGTTCGGCTACTCGTCTGGCAACTTCGCGTTGGTCGACTACAGCCTCGAGGGCTCGGTTCCGATCGAGCTGATGCAGGAGGCCTCTGCCGTGCCTGGCATCGACATGGCGCAGGGCGCCATCACGCGCGTGCGCGCGCTGCAGGACATCGAGCGCGAATATCAGTGCGCCCAGTTGGCCCTCACGGCCGCCTCGTATGCGGCGGCCAACA